GTAACCGGGTAGCCCTGACAATTGAAATGGAGAAGCAATGGCAGGTGGACCAAGCAAAAAAATACCAGCTGGAACTGGACCAGGAAGTCTTGGCGAACCTGGCCCCGGTCAAGGCGAACGCCAGCCCCCGGCCACCCTGTCAGAAGAAAAACGGCCCCGCTGGTGGGTTGGAAATCGAAAATTTGCCGCTTTTTTCGTGGTCCTGTTCGTTGCCGTGACCATGCGGGCCGCTGGCAACCTGGACGGCGACCAATTCGTGGATCTAGTCAAAGCCGATCTGTGGGCCACGTTCGTGGCCAACGTCGGTGAACATGCAGCAAGGAGGATGACCAGCCCATGGGGATCAAGAAACTAAAGAAGCCTTGGAAGCCGCCGGGGCTGACAAGGAAGGACATCCAACGCGGACGGGCGGCGGCCAAAGCCCTGACCGAAATCAATGACGGGCCGCTTTTCCACTATGGCCATTCGACGTCCAAGCTGATCAAGTGGGCGGCGGCCACATTCGTGATCGGACTGGTCCTGGGGGCGCTGGTCATGCATGGCTTGACCCCAGCCCCCACCCGCCCCGTGATTATCGGCCCCATAGAAGACCAAGAAAAAGGACTGGACAATGACACCCACGAAATCAATAAGGCCGTCCAGGATCCTGACCTTGATCCTGGTTTGGAGTTTAATCGGCTGTTCAACTGGATCGGTGGGGCTGGTTCGTCCCGACCTGGTGGACACTTCGTCAAGCCGAACTTCCCACCAGGAGGCGGAATACATCCCCAGCAAGCCGGACCCGATCAGCCAGGCGGACCCGACAACGGACGCCACGGTGGAACTGACGGCCAGCCAGACGGACGCCCTGGTGACGACCGGCCCGCCACCGAAACCAGCGGACCCGGCCAGGAAGGCCATTCTGTCCCGTCCCGATGACCGAGCGAGGGGCTACCCCTGGCTAATGACCGATGACGGATTAAGGAAGGCCGTCGGGTCAGCCCTTCAACTTCGGGCGGCAAGGTCCAGGCTGTCCACGGCCCAGTCCAATGTCAGGAACTTGAAGGCGGCCCTTGAAATGTCCCGCATTGAATACCGGACTAGCCCGTGGGTCTGGGTCGGCCTAGGCGTGGCCCTGGCCTTGATCCCTGTAGGGATCGGGGTGGGCTTTTACCTGGGATCAAAGTGAACACGAACGCAACCACAAAAAGGAAGATGACATGACGAATCCGAAGACGACCGAACAGACAGCCACCACCCATTATCCCGCTGAAACCTTCCAGGTCAGGACCACCAGGCGTCCGGGGGAAGAACACCACGTTACCAGGTGGCCGGTCCCCGGTGGCTGGATGGTTTGCCTACGGGACCGGCATGGGACCATCCTGTCCCAGGGAATGGTGGAAGACAACGGTCACAAGTGGGACCCGACCGAAGCCTTCCCGAATGACCACACCAAACCCAGAAGGCCGAATCCGGGGCCGACTGAAACGAAGATGGTCAAGCCGTCCCATACCAAACACCCCCGGCCCAGCGGGACCGATACGGTCAAGGACCACACAAGGGGTTGACCCATGGCCGAATATGGAAACGACACCACACCGGACGGCGGCCACTGTAACAGTCAATGCGGGTGTCCGCTTGACCAGGACTGTAAGGGGGCGGGGGAAAAATACCCAGTCTGTTCCCGCATAGAAGGACACCCGGCCTTCAGGGGTGGGCGTCCTATCCAGGTGGCCCTGGCCATTAAGGTCAAAGCCTGCATATGGACAGACGACGGTGGAACCACCCACCGCCGTCCAAACACCGGGTTATTCAAAAGTGGACGAAGCTTTTCAACCTGGCCGTCAAGGTGTACTCGAAGTCGACGGACACGGCACTGACCCAGCCGGTCATGGACCTGATCATGGACAGTTCACTGGGCCACCAGGACACGGCGGACGCCCTAACCGCTGGGGCCAGAAAAGGCCCCTTCCCGTGGAAGGTCAGCCGCTTCACCGTGGGCCGGATTCGACGCGGACAGACCCACCAGGACATGGTCGTAATATGGCGCACGGAGAACCCAGGACGCCCGAACTTGAAGCGGTGGACTGCATCTTGATCCAAAGAAAACATAGTTGGCCAAACCAAGTGGTGTAAGCACGACTGTGTTAGGCGGCCCGACCTTTATCCTACAAAAAACAGCCTACTGTACAGAATCCGAACATAAGGCCGTGTAACCTTGTAACCTTTTGTATACCTTGAAGCCAAAGGTATACAGCACTCAAATCACCGGAATCACTAAGAAATAACAAGCCCCTTGTAACCTTTGTAACCTTTACCCGGCCACGCACATGAGGAGCATTTTCGGCATGACCCCGCAGCGCAAAATTTGCGCCATACGTGTAATTATTGTAATAGGGCCAGCGACCGGCCAAAGGTTACAAAGGTTACAAGCGCCCCATGGAAGTGGCCGGAATGACTGAAGAAAAGACCCTGTATACCTTGACGCCAAAGGTATACAAAGGTTACAAAGGTTACAAGACAGCGAATCGGCCCCAGATCAGGCCGGTCTCGAAGTCCGAATTGATTGACCCCCAACGGTGGCGGAGCCTGGAACCCCCACCACAGCAAGCCAAAGGAGAAGCCCATGTCCCGCATGCTATGCCGTGAGTCAAGGACCCTCAAAGAGGGTGTCAAAGTCTTTCTATATATAGTTATCTATCTGTCTTTAGTGGCGCTGCTTTTACTTGGACTTGGCCTTGCAAGCGGCGCTATCGAGTCCGCCGAAGCCGACCCCGGTGACGTGATCGAAGTGGTCCTTGATCACCCGGTTCTGGTCACTGACGTGGCCAGTATCACCCCCGTCCAAGAATTCTTCACATGGGTGGCGGCGGGGGTGGTCATTGTCTTCCTGATGGCGGGGATGATCGTCTTCACGATCTATCTGGCCAAGGGCTTGCGCTGGCTCTGGACCCATCGAACCCCCTGGGATGACGGACGCCACCGAAGGGCTTACCCGTCGCCACCCACGAAGGAAGACCCGCCACGACGGACTGAAGGCGGACCCGGCCCCCACCTTCACCCTTGCGTAACTGATTTCAGGAAGAACCTAAAGGAAGCCCAAAAGATGGCCAACCACAACACCGACAAGCCCGACGGCCCCCCGCGTCCCGAGGTCCAGCTGGACAACACGATCCAGGAACCGCCCTCGGCCTTCTATGACTCGGACCACCCTGGTGGGGCCACCAGATACAACCTTGGACCAGACGAGGAACCGCCAGCCCCCTTGACTGACACTGAAGTGGACCAGCTGGCCGGGACGAAATTCTGGGCCGACAGCCGGGGCAATAAACTGGACGCCCCCTGGGATCCCAAGGACATGATCGGTGAAAAGATCCTTGTTCTTGACCACGGCTTCGTTTGCCTGGAGGACGTCATGGGTGACGATCAGGCCATAGCGAACGCGGCCCGCATGTCCTTTGGGAAGGCGGGGGACTACCCTCACGAAAAGAACGCCAAGCTGGTTGGACACCTAATGGAGTCTGGCCACACGTCGCCACTGGAACAGGTGGTCATGAAGCTGGTGATTCGTATGCCGATCTTCGTGGCCCGCCAGCTGGTCCGCCATCGTATGGCCAGGATAAACGAACTGTCTCTGAGATACACCACGGCGGGTGGGGACTTCTATATCCCTGGCTTTGACCGGCTGGAAGAAACCATGGGTCAGCCTAAGAAGGGGACAGAGTGGGATCCGAACAGGGCGGAGAAGATCCAGGGACGGATCAAGGCCGAAGCCGAACACCAGTATGCGACCTATACGGCCTTGATTGCGGACGGCGTCCCGAAGGAATTGGCGCGGGAAGTCCTGGGTACGGGGACCTACACCGAATGGGTCTGGAACCTGGACGGCCACAATCTGTTCAAACTTCTGGGCTTGCGACTGGACCCCCACGCCCAGTGGGAAATCCGGCGCTATGCCGAAGCCGTGGAAGACTTCGTCAGGCGGGCCTGGCCAGCGGCCCACGAAGCATGGCTTGAGCACTGGTTCAATTCGCGGCGCTTGTCCGCGTCCACGGTGGCGGGGACCAAGGAAATCATTGAGGCGTTGGTGGCCTTCTACAATGCTGAGCCGGGGGACGGTGAACCCGGCGGACGTCTGGCCAGGGCGATGGGAAACAACATTGACACAATTGACAAGCTGGCCCGCCTGTAGCCAGAATCGAACTGTCAGCGGCTGGCGGTGGTGGTAGTGCGGTGAAAACTGCGACCGCCCACACTGCTGGCCGCTTGACTCTCTCGAATGATGAAAGGAACGACCATGAAACCAGTAGTCTTCTACCGCCTGAAGCCTGTCACCCTGGAATCCCAGCCTGTCCAGGAAAACGGCGTCCAGCCGCCAGCCCGTTGGGTGTCCCAGGCCCCCGACCGATCCGACGTGGGCGACCTGACCAACGGATTACACCAGAACCGTGAAGCGTGGTTGGAAGAACTGGCCGCCGTGGCGGGTGTGGATGGCGGGAAGCTGTTCCCCGTGTTCAGTTGCGGCGGTGACAACCCCCTTCCTGAAGGCGTCCAGGACCTTCGGGGCCAGATCGATGGCGAGCGCGGTGACCTATACGCGGTTCACTACCCTGGGGAATCGGCGGGTGACATCCAGCAAGGGGTGGCGGCCCCGGCTGGCAAGGTTGCTTATTTCCTGGTGACGTGGTCCACCTTCCTGGCCTTCCGTGGGTCGCTGGCGGATTATGCAACCATGGCCAAGTGGACCGAAGGTGGGGAGCCGATTCCGGCGCTGGCGAACCTGGACGCCTACCTGGACGAATGGGGGAAGCGGTATGGACGCCCCCTGGCTGACGGGGAAGCGGACCACTTCGGTCAGCTGGTCGAGGATTACTGGGACAAATGGGAGAAAGACGGAAGGGGTCAGGTGGAAGTGGCCACCCCCAAACCCACGGGCGGGGTCAAGGTTGACATGGTTATCATTGACGACCCCTTGGACCCGGACGCCCCGGCTATTCCCCCGGTCCCCTTTGTTCCTGACCCCCTTGACATCATGCCGGACGTCCCACCCCCGGCCCTCCCCCTGGATGGCGACGGTGACACCACGGCCCCGGATCCCAAACCCCTGGACATCCCGAAGGCCAAGAAGGATAAGAAGCCTAAGAAGGACAAGTAAGACCCCGATACCGCTTGACACGACCGGCCCCCTTGGGTCAGGCTGGACCTGTCAGCCGATTCTGGCGTGGCAAGAAAACGTTTAGAAAAGCCCTCCGCCGGACTACAAAACCACGGGGGGCTTTTCGCGTCTGGGGTCCAGGCCCCGGACCCAGCAATGGACTTTTGGCCATCTGTCGGGCTACCATTAAGCCAGGTCATGGACAACTCCTTGTCCGGGGCCGTCCGTCTGGGACCATTGGGCATGGTCCTATAACACGGCGGGCGGCCCCACCTTCCTTTGATCAATGGAGCCGGAACGATGGCCAGCGAACAAGACAAAGTTGACCAACGGGGACCAGCTGGGACGGTGGACCGCCCAGACCCCCAGATTGACCAGGCCCGTCTGGACATGGCGGGGAAGGTGTTGGAGCTAAGGCGCAAGGGGAAGACCGGCCCCGTCATAGCGAAGGCGCTGGGGGTCGACCAGCAAGAAGTCTATGCCCTGTTCCACTTGGCCGTCCAGCGCCTGGTCATGGAGCCAGCCGAAGAAACGGTCAAGCTGGAAGTGATACGCCTGGACAAGCTACTGGAAGCGGCCACGGTCATGGTGACCAGCCGCAAGATGGACCCCACCGTCAAGCTAAGGGCTATCAAGACCGTCCTTGAAATCATGGACCGACGGGCCAAACTACTAGGACTTGACCAGCCCCACGCCGTGGAACTGTCGGGACCTGGTGGTGGCGCGATTGCTACGGACTGGCGGCTGGACCTGTCTGGCTGGCTGGCGGACGAGTCCGCCGTCAACGCCCTGTCTGTCCTATGTCAGAAGCAAGCGGGGACCGCCCCCGTTGAACCCCCAGACGGGGGTGTTGAATAACCCCAGATAAGGAGGAATCCATGACCACCGACAAGAAGCCCACACCGAAGACCACGAAGGGGAAGGCAGATCCCAAGAAGGCCCCCGCCAAGAAGCCGACCAAGAAGGCGGCCACGAAAACCACGAAAACCACGGCCCCCGACAAGCCCGCCAAGCGCCAGCGGGACCAGTCCCAAGTCTTCGGGGCGGCGGCGGTTGCGAAGCTGACCGCAAAGAAGGGTGGGGACGGCGACGGATTCGCCAAGATCCTGGAAGCCGTTTTCAACATCCCGACCACGGACGCCAAAGGGTTGCTGTTCCTGCGGCTGACAGAACCGGCTGGCTATCAGAAGGCCACCAGGACCTATGCGGCTGGGATGGCTTTGATGATCCGCCTGGAATCCGAACGGCTGGGCGTCCTTCGGGTCAACGGCCACCTGACCAAAGTAACTCTGGACCGTCAGGGCGTCCACACCTACAGCCTGAAGGCCACGGTACAGATCCCGTTTGATAGCGCCATGATGGGGACGCTATGGCGCTGGCTGTTCACCACGGCAGACAAGCTGACGTTGACGGATCAGCTTTCCCCGTCCGTCGGCCTTCCCCTGTTCGTTGACGACGCAATCAAGGACGGGGACATGACCCCGTTGACCTACCTGTCCGACACCTACGCGGCCATCGTTGCCGAACTGGCCCACCTGGAAGAACGGGTGGCCAGCGAAATCGCCCCCGATGACATGCCCAACGCCATTTCCTTGAATAACTTGATCCAGCTGGTCAGGAAGCCCAGCGCCGTCAAGACCATGACCCCCAAGAAGGTGACCGCCATGATCACCCGCGTGGACTACAGCAAGGCCAAGAGCCCGGCCTTGTGCAAGTGGGTGGTGGACCAGCTGGAATATTTGTACGGCCTACGGATTGCGGCGGACGAAGCGTGCAAGCGCCACAACGTCAAGACCCAGGACATGGCTGACCACGGTGAAGCCCTGTACAGGGAGCGGGAAGCGGACAAGCTGGAAGCGGACGCGGTTGACGCTGGGGTCAAGAAGGGGCTGGCGGATCTTATGACCAAGCCCCCGGCTGAAGCCGGGGACACCCCCAAGACTGGCCCCATGATCCAGATCGTGAAGGATGCCCCGGACGCTGACCCGAAGGTGGCCACTGAGTCCACCGGGACGGAAAAGGGGGGCTGACATGGGGCGGACGCTGACATTAGAATCCATGAACGGGGACCAAGTCACCTTCGATCTTGATGACCTGGACAGCCAGCTGGACATTTTGACCGGTGGCGCTGTCCGGCTGGCGGGCAATCTTGAACCACCAGGACCCAGCCCCAAGCCCGACCCCGTGGTGGTGAATTATCGGGCGCTGGTCAGTATCAAGACCCCTGAGCAATCGGCCTATGGGAAGGTGACCACGGCCCATATGTCCCGTGACGAAGATGTCACCTTAGTGATCCCGCCCACTGAATCGACTGTGGAACTTGATCTGGCTGCCCTGGTCCGTCCCTTACTTCTGGACTTGCTGGGCCAGGTGGTCCTGAAGGTTCCACCGGTATCGCTTGTCGGATCGGTTCCCACGGATGGGTCCATGGCGGAGTGTTGCGCTGAATACAAATTCAAGCCGGTCTACCTGACCAGCAAGGCCATGGACGTCCCGCTGGGCATGGTTGCAATGGTGGGCGCTGACGGCCAAGTGGTGGTGGGTGGTGATCATGCGGCCATGGATCCAGACGAACCTGACACCCCGCCTAAATGACGACCACCCCACCAGGCCAGCCTGACCCGCTACAGCTTCACAAGGAGGCGTGGCGGGCCAGTCTGGTGTCCTTTGCTTACAGGATGTCCAGACAGCGGTGGACGCCCTACCCCCACCTTGCATACTTGGCCAATCGGATCCAGCCCCAGGTGGCCCGTGGTGGCGCGCGGATCATAGTCAACGTCCCGCCCCAACACGGAAAGACCGAGCTGTTATCGACCTGGTTGCCCGCCTGGTTGCTGTGCTGGAATCCAAGCTACAGAGTCGGGGTGGGATCCTACATCCAGGACATTGCAGCCAGGAACAGCATGGCCGTCAGGGACCTGGTCCGGTCTGACCCTGAAGGAATGGGCTTTAAACTTCACCCGTCAAAACAGCGGGGGAAGGACTGGGAACTGGTCCACCCTGGTGGCCCTGCTTATCGTAATGGCGGAATGGTGGCGGTGGGTGTGGACGGATCCCTGACCGGCCTGGGCCTGGACTTAATGGTGATCGATGACCCCTATAAAAACTGGGATCAGGTCACCAGCCAGGCATACCGGGAAAAGATCCGCCACTGGTATGACAAGACCGTGGTCCCCCGGCTTCAAAAAGGCGGATCCATAATCCTGGTCATGACCCGCTGGGACGAATCCGACTTGACCGGGTGGCTACTGGGCGAACGCGGTGGCGACAAGTGGGACCATATAGTCCTTCCATGCCTGGCCCCCGAAGATCGATCCGACCCGCTGGGCCGTCAGGCTGGCCAGGCGCTATGCGAAGACCTACACCCCCGGTCTGAAATGGAAGCCTTGCGAAACCCGGACGGCGGTATTGGGACCGTGGCCTTCGATACCATGTTCCAGCAAGCGCCCACGTCCGAGGGGATCGGTGTCTTCAAGCGGGACTGGTTCCGTGAACGCTGGGATACGGTCCCGCCCCCGGACGTCCTGGCCACCTGGAACCTGATCGAATCATGGGACTTTTCCCTGGGATCAACGAAGGCGTCCGCGTCCAGGGTCCACGGTGCTATCTATGGCCACGAACTTGGGACCCCCAGGGTCCACTTGCTTGACGAAGTATGTAGGCATATGCGGTTCACCGAAATGGTCACGGCTGTGGCCACGCTGTCAGCCAAGTGGCCCACGGCTTATAAGAAGATCGTGGAAAACAAGGCCAGCGGGCCGGACGTGGTCGACCACCTGAAGACGGAAATAGACGGACTGGAACTGGTGGACCCTGGGAAGACGGACAAAATCACCAGGGCCAAACTGTCCACGCCGCGGGTGGAAGCGGGGAATCTGATAATACCCAATGAGTCCGTTTTTCCCTGGGCCAAATTATTCCTTGACGAGCTATGTGGCTTCCCGCTGGGCAAGTTTGATGACCGAGTGGACACCTGGTCCCAGGCTGACCGCTATTTCAGGGAAGGCCAGACCCTTCACATGGGACGCCCCGGCGCATCCAAGCCCGTGGGACGTCGTGGGCGTGGCCGTGGTGGCGGTGGTGGTGGACGTGGCGGGAAGTCACAGCCCCGCTTTTGACCGGGGCCGGTCTGGTGGGATACCCTATAGGGGCGTGGTCCAGATTTGACAAGTAAGGAAAAACTGACATGCCGAAGCCGAACACGAACGAGCGGGCGAACAAACACCGCCCCACCCCACGGAAGTGGTGGCCCCAGACATTGGTCAAGGGGGCCGTCCAGCGGGTCAGCCTGGTAAGCCAGGCGCTAAAGGACGCGGCCCAGGTGTTGGGCGCTGGGGCCACGTCTGTGATCGTCCCCGACTGGTCAGATCAGACGGGAGGCGGGCGGACGTTCGCCAAGTCGTGGACAGCCGCCGAGGGGATCGAAGACGGCTTGGAGTCTTCCACTTGGGTTTACGCTTGTGTCAAAAAAATCGCCGGGGCTATCGGGTCCCTGGAATGGGGTGTCTACTATCGGGACCCCGTGACGGGCAAACAGGTGGAGCTGGAAAACCACCCGTTGACCACCCTGATTCGCCAGCCGTCGGCATGGATGACCAGCCAGGAACTGAACGAACGTGAATGTATGCACCTGGACCTTGCTGGGAATGGGATGACCCTGAAACAGCGGGACGATTTCGGGCAAGTGATTTGTTTGTGGCCGATCAACCCCGACGTCCTGGAACCCGTGATCGATCCCGTCACGAAGCTGGTTGTGGAGTATCGAGTGGTGGACGCCTACAGGTCCCAGTCTGCGGTCAAATCCTTCCCGCCTGGTGACATTATCCACATTCGGCTGACCGACCCTGCGAATCTTTACTGGGGACTTTCACCCATGCGGGCTGCGGCGGCTTGTATCGAGACAGATGTGGCGGCGGCGGAATGGAACCGGAACAGCATGGAAAACCGGGCCGTGTCTGACGGGATCCTATCCTTCAAGCGCAAGTTGGACGATAAGGCGTGGACCGAAGCCACTCGCAACATGGAGGACCAACACATGGGGGCCTCTAATGCCCGCGTGCCGTTCGTGGTTGGGGATGATGCCACGTTCACCCCGCTGACGATCAGTCCTGTGGATATGGATTTCATCAATGGCCGCAAGATGACCCGTGAAGAAATATGCGCCATCTTCGGTGTCCCGCCCCAGATTGTCGGGATCCAGGATGCGTCCACTTATAACAATATGTCCGAAGCCTATAAGTCATTCTGGACCAACACTGTATTGCCACGGGCGGACCTGATGAAGCGGGCTTGGACTGACAGCCTTTCCCCGGACTTCGGGGGAAACCTGGTCATTGACTATAAGACAGCCGGGATCCAGGCCCTTTCCCAGGTGGTTATTGAGCGAGTAGGGACGGCCCTGACCCTGTTCAATATGGGGGTCCCGTTCAACGCTATCAATGACGCCTTGTTCTTGAACCTTCCCCGGATCAGCGGTGGCGACGTGGGATTCATTCCCGGTGGCTTGACGCCCCTGACCGAGGTGGAAGGGGATGAAACTGACCCCTTGCTGGCGGCGGCGGCGGGGATCACTGGTCCCACCACCGGATCCGAATAACCCATGGCCTTCACCCTTCCCAGTTCTGTCAGGGTCCTGGACGTCAAATTCCAAACGGTATGGCTTCGTGCCTGGAATGACACATGGAAGCGCCACCTAGATCTGGATGACACGCCCAGGAATGGCCTGGCTAGTAAGACGGCGTGGACCGTTGTCAACCAGGCCATGGGTCAGGCGGCCCTGATCAAACAGGCCCAGACGCCTGTCCAGCTTCAGGGATTCATACCCTTGCGGACGGCCTGGATCCTGGCTTTAAAGGCCAAAGGGGCCAGGCGGCTGAACGGCGTGGAAGTGGAAGCCAGGCTTCGGTCAGCTATGTCCCAGACAGAGGGGGCCACGCGGGCCAGGCTAAACCGCATGTGGGCGGACCTGCAGGCCGGACTGAAGGAAGGGGTCCTTAAGGACCAGGTGGAAGCTGGGGTCCTGGACCAGTCTGTCCTGGGAAAGATCACTGACGAACTGGAAGCCATCCGTGACGACATACAACCACGGATGGCGGTCATGGCGGACGCGGGCGCTGGGGCCATGGTGGAAGGCTTGGAAGCCGCTGGCGTGGTGTCCCCATATGCGGCGGCTGAAGCGGCCATAGGGGAAGCGGTGACGACCCAGGCGGCCACCCTATCCGGCCAGCTGGCTAATGCTGAATTCGCTAGCATCGAAGCTGGGATCCGTCACTTCACTGTGGAGAATCCAGTGAACCCACGGACGGCGGCCAGGCGGATCCGGTCAGCCGTGGGCTTGACAGGTAGGGACCAGGCGGCGGCTTGGAAGCTCCAGGCGGCCCTGGAATCACAGGTGGGTGGCAAACGGGCCGAAGCCCAGGTGGCCCGCTACATTCGGACTCTTCGGAAGCGCAGGTCTGAAACCATAGCCAGGACAGAGATGGCCAGGGCCTTCAATGTGGGGTCCTTGTCCATGGTCCAGACCGCCAAGACCGAGGGCGGACTTGACAAACACGTCGAAAAAACCTGGTTGACCGCTGAAGATGAGTTGGTATGTGATCGATGCCGACCCTTGAACGGGAAGGCCGTACAATTGGGGGACGATTTTGACGACAAGGTGGGCGGGGAGCTGGCTAGGACACCACCGGTTCACCAGAATTGCCGCTGTACTATGATCTTTGTTACCAGATAGGGCTGGCCGGGACGGCCCCAAATTGACACGGGCAGGGCGGACACCCTACCCTATAGGTGAAAGGCTTGAATATGACGACCAAGCGAAAGACCGGTTACACTCCCACCCCAGGCGGGACGTCCCTGGGGAAAGGCGGGGCCACCAGGCGGGTCAAGGCTTACCCGATCACCGGGGCCAAAGTCGATATGGAGAAATCCATTATAACCGGCTATGCGTCCGTGTTCGACGTGGTGGACCTGCAGGGCGAAGTGGTGAAAAAGGGAGCATTCGCGGCCCAGCTGGCCGTGGAAGGGGCCGCCCCGAAGGTGAAAGTCCTTTATCAGCACGACCACTACCAGCCCATCGGGCTGTGTACGGTACTCAAGGAAGACGACTATGGGCTTTATTTTGAAGCTAAAATTTCGCGGACCCCCAAGGGCCTGGAATGCTTACAGCTGGCGGACGATGGCGTGATTGACCAAATGTCAATCGGCTATGATGTGAAAGGCTGGAACGAGGATAAGGACTTGCAGACCCAACATGGTTGGCCGGTCATCAATCTGACCGAACTGGACCTGTCGGAAATTAGCCCGGTGACATTCGCGGCGAACCCAGCGGCCAGGATCGACGGCGTCAAGGGGATCCCACTGGAAAAAACTGACAGCGGGGGAATGGCCCCCGTGGACATTCGCGCATGGCGCGAAAAACGAAAAAAGGAAATGGAGGAAACGACCATGGCGGGTGCAAGTATCAGCAAGAAAAACATGGAAGTGCTGGAAGCCCTGAAGGACAAGCTGACCCAGTCACTGGCGGACGTGGAAACCCTGATCACCGGGGAAGCCGAAGCCGCTGACGACGGGGAAGGTGGTGACGATGCCGAAGCGGTGGCGGCGGCAGCTGCGGCAGCCGAAGCGGCGGCAGCTGCGGCGGACACGACGCCCCCCGCCAGTGGGGAGATGGGGGCGGCCCTGGAAGCCATGGCCCAGAAGACTAAGGACATGGAAGTCTAGTCCACCGACCGATCACAACCGGAACAGATAGCCGAACGCTCATATAACCAGAAGAGGACAAACACATGGGCAAGCAAACCGCGCAAGATTTTTTTAAGCTGATCTTTGACAAGTTCAGCGAAGTGGCCGAAACCAGGAAGGCCCTTAATACGGCCCTTGCTGGCAAGGCCGACGGTGGGAAGGTCACCGAGCTGGCCGAACAGGTCAAGGCCCAGGTCACCGAACTGGCGGCCCTTAATCACCTGGTCCAGCAAATGAAGGCCCACGGGACCATCGTTGGTGGAACCCCATCCGGGAAGCCCAAGCGGTCCTTGGGTCAGCGGGTCACCGAATGGCTGGACACGGAAGATCGCAAGGCTAACCTCCGGTCTTCGTCCCTAACCATGAAGATGGACCTGGGCGAGGGGGTGAACTTCCAGAAAATGCGCCTGAAGTCCACCACCATGATCGGTGGCTTGTCGGCCACGGACCTGACGGCCATGGAGTCCATCGGTGGTGAGCGGGTCCAGGAACTGATTGCCCCGCCACACCGGCCACTGATGCTTCGGGATCTGATGTCGAACAAGACGACCCAGAAGGACGCCATCTACTGGGTTGAGGAAACGGCGTTTTACCACTTGTGGACCACCCTGGACGGGGCGGCGGCCAGCGGCCAGAAGGTGATCACCGTGGCCCAGGCCAGCGGCTTGGGATCTGGTATCTCCATCATTCTGGAACCGACCAGCGAATCCCAGCGGGAGGTTGCCGAAATCGCCAGCGTGGACATTGACGCGGGGACGGTTACCGTGGTCAGCAATCTGACCAAGACCCACCCCGACGGCGTTGACCTGACGGCCAGCGAGTTCACCCCCACGGCGCTGACCCAGCTGAAGCCGAACGCCAAGATTACGATGTCCCCGAAGACCAGCCCGGTGAAGACCGTGGCCCACATGATCAGCCTTCCCAAGCAGGTCCTGGACGATTACGACCAGCTGCGGGCACACATTGACGATCAATTGCTTTACGGCCTGGGCCTGGTCGAAGAATGGCAGTTGCTTTATGGCGACGGCGTAGATGAAAACCTGGACGGGATCCTGACCAACGCCAATATCCAAAGCCTGAACTGGTCCGACGGTGAAACCGGGGACAAGAAGGTGGACGCCATCCGGCGCGGGATCACCCTGGCCACCCTGGCCAACTACCCGGTGGACGCCTTGGTCCTTCATCCCCTCGACTTCGAAGACATCGAGCTGACGAAGGGGTCCGACGGCCACTACCTGGTCAAGGTCCCCAGTTCGGACGGCGAAACCAGCCGCCTGTGGCGGGTCCGTGTGGTGGAAACCACGGCCATTGCCGAAGGGTCCTGTCTGATCGGGTCCTTCAGTCTGGGCGCGAAATTCTGGGACCGCCAACAGAGCGGGATTCAACTGGCCACCCAACACTCGGATCATTTCGCCCGGAACATGGTGGACATTCTGGCCGAACAGCGGGTGGCGCTCACAGTCATGCGGCCCCCGGCCTTCGTGGAACTGACGTTCGACGGCGCTCCTGGTGGCGGCGGATCGTAGGCGCTGACCTGATCACCTGAACAGGCTGAACCTGGCCAACAAAACGCCATGGCCTTTACCGGCCATGGCGTTTTTTTTGATCCTCGAAACGACAAGGACAACCCAACCAATGACCAAGCCAATGACCCCGAACAAGACCCCAGCGGTGTCCGTCCTTATGCTGTCCCACGGGCGGGGCGGATACCTGAAACAAGCCATTGAGTCCATCGTGGCCCAGACTTTCACGGACTGGGAACTGATCATAGTGGACGACACCGAAGACATGGACGACAGGGCCGACGTGGCGGACGTCCTGGCCGTCTGTCTGGACCAGCTACCCACCCGCCGTCAAGGCCAGATCAAAGTGGTCCGCGTGGAACCTGGGACCAGCCTGGCCAGGAAGCGAAACGTCAGCTTGTCGCTGGCCCGTGGCCCCATCGTGGTCCAGGCCGATGACGACGATATTAGCCTTCCACACCGCCTGGCCGTGACAGTCCAGGCGTTCAAGGATGACCCCACTTTGATAGCCCTGACCGGTGACGCGGCCCACATTGACCGGTGGGGCAATTTAATGCCCGACTCCCAAGCGTGGCGTGGATCCCTGAACTACCACCACGGACGGCCCCGTGTCACCCACTGGTCCGGTGGTGGGTTTGCCTGTCGGACGGACGCCATGTTCCAGGTGGGCGCTTATCGCTGGGACTGGTTGGAGAACGGCCCCGGATCCCTGGCCAGCGGTCAACGTCGAGGGTCGGACTGGGACCTATACAGCCGCCTTCATGGGTACTACGGCCAGAAGTGTTTCAGGATCCTGGACGATTTCATGACCATGGTCCGTATTCACGACCACGGCCAGGTCACCACCACGAACTGGGACAATCAAAACATGCCAGCGGTCCCAGACCAGGTGGAACACCCCGCCCAGCCGCGTCCCTATCCCAAAGAAATACAGGACCAGGTCCCGCTGGAAGTATGCCCCGACGGGACGCCCGTATGGGACGAAGACCAGCGGGGGGCGTGGCGTGAATTCATGGACGAAAAGGGGCGGCCCCTTCCCGACGCTGAACATACGAAGGAAGGGGGCTGACAGTGCACATTCTTTGGTACACGCCCCGATACCTTCCCTTTTGGGCGGGTGGTGAAACCTACTGTTATGGGATAGCCACCCGGCTGGTGTCCATGGGGCACACGGTCACGATTGCAACCCACACCCCGAAGACGCCGAAAAACCGCCACCGGATCCATGACGAATCCACGGGCCGGGTCATTCGACGGCTGGGCGCTGGGATTCGGGCCAGGGCTGACGTGGAAGAACTGATCCAGGAACACCGGCCAGACCTGGTCCTGGTCCAATTTGAATGGACCCCACGGGTGGTCAACGCTTGCAAGAAGATGGGGATTCCCGTGGGCGTGGTGAATCACGGCCCGTGGTTCTATGATCGAAGCATTGACCAGTCTATCAGGGAAGCGGTTGACTTGTGGGTCTTCAATGCTGTTTCTTGCTGGGCCGGATCCGGCTGGAAATCATGCGACAAGGTCATTCTGTACCCACCGATTGACCGGGACCGGACCCAGGCCAGAACCCACCCTGGGTCTAGTGACAAGGGGCCGGTCACTCTGGTGAACCTGACAGAACACAAGGGCGGTCACTTGTTCAAGGACATGGTCCTGGCCATGCCTGACCGCCCGTTCATTGGGGTCGTTGGTGGCTATGGGAACCAGATCAAGGCCGACGCCCCAAACCTGGAAATCAGGCCGAATTCTAAAAATATCGCGGCGGTCTACGGGGACACCCGCGTCCTGGTCATGCCGTCTTATGAGGAATCGTTTGGGATGGCGGCCCTGGAAGCGGCGGCCAACGGGATCCCGGTTGTGGCGTCCGATATTCCAAGCCTTCAGGAATCGGTGGGGGGCGGGGGTGTCTTCGTCCGTCAGCCTGGCCAGCGAAATCTGGAGCATGGAACAATCACGCCCCGTGAATTGGAGCCATGGCTGGAAGCCGTCCGGTCCCTAGACGACCGAGCCACTTACGAAAAGGTATCTCAAGCTGGGATTGCCCAGGCCATCCGAATGGACCAATTTTGCTGGGACCAGCTGGAAGTTTTTATCCAGCTGGCAAAACAGGCCATGTATATCAAGCCACTGATCGTCCGATACTGACCCAGGAAGGATAGACCGATGACAGACGCAGCTGAAGTCCTAGACCCACGCGGCCCCCTCCCTGACCGAAACACCGCCGTCTATGACCGCATGTTTGCCGCAGTGGACGCGGACATGGCGGCGGCCATTATCGGGAGCCAGATCGGGAAGACGATCCCGACGGGCCAGAAACCGATTGCCCACGCCATGTTCCTGGTCGCCAGTTCGGCAGTGGACCAGTACGTCAATAACCCCTTCGCCGACTATGAGGACATACCAGGCGTCCCCGTCCCAGACGTGGCGCTTCCAGTAGAAGTCCAGTCCGCCGTGATCATACTGGCGGCCCAGTTTTACGTCTTCCGTCTTCCAGGCATGAAGGACCAGCAAGTGGGGGACGCCAAAGTGGTCCTGGACCAAGCGTGGCATGATTCGGTTATAGGGTCATTGCTGAACCGATGGCGGATCAACCCCGGACTGTGAAGGTGGACCCATGGGCCAGCGAACCGTTGAACAGACTGTCAAGGTGGTGGAAAAAGACACCGGTTTCAAGCGGGCCGTGGCCAGAGCTACCAGCCTGGGCGGTCGTGGGTCATACGTCGAGGTGGGAATTTTTGAGGGGGCTATGACTGAGGCCCAGGCCGGGTCTGGGGGTCCCACGCCAATTGCGGTTTATGCCGCTGTCCATGAGTTTGGATCGACTGACGGGACCCAGTCCGAAAAAGCATGGATGAGGTCCCCTTTGGACGCGAACAAGGGGAAATACCAGAAGGTCCTGGACGAAGCCTGGCTGGAAATCCTACTGGGCCAGCGAACCGTTGAACAGGTTCTGACGGAACTGGGCTTGATGATCCAAGCCGACTTGAAGAAATCGATCACCAGGGTCAAGTGGACGAACATCCAAGGGGAAGACCAGACAGGGATCATTGACACGGGGGCCATGCGTAATTCGGTGGTCTATGAGCTACAATTAAAAGGGAGGCCCTGACCATGCTTCAAGCCATCCTGGCCCAAGACATAATTTGGAAGCTGGCCGACTCTGAAACCGGCGAATATGACACGAACGGCGTCTGGACTGAAACGGTTACGGAAGAAACCGTCAGCTGTATTCTCCAACGGGTGACCCGTCGGGACTTCGAGAATATGGCAGAAGGCGTCCGCGTCCTGGCCCCCACCCATAAGGTGTTCATCTTCGATCTGTCAGACGGTGAATTTGAACTGGCCGACCGGATCGATCTAATGGAACAGACCCGCGCACCGCGCATGGTTGACCCGGCCAGCGGTGAAGAATTCGAGTTTATCGCTTGGGACATCTACGTGACGGCGGTGGGGACGCCCGTGGATCATGTGAAGTGTTGGGTCAAGCGGGTCAAGTCGCCACTTGGCGGTGGGTACTACACGACGGAAGGGGAAGGAAGCTAATGGCCACCGTTAGAAGACAATACAAACCGACGGCGGACGAAGTGGCCTTGCGGGAATGGCTGAAAACCGAGTTAACCCGATGGCAAGCGGACGGTGTGGACGTCAACCAGTTTGTCCTTTATGCCAACGGCGGCGGGAAGCGGCCAGATGACGGCGAATTCATCACTATGCAGGTGGTGTCGAGCCACCAGGTGGGCCTGTCCGAATTCAAGACGGACGCCGTCCAGGTGGGATCCGACCCGGTGATTTATACCCGGTCCCAGATTAGCCAGGTCACCGGCCTGGTCAGTGTCAACGTCTTGGGCCTGGACCACCGTGTCATAGCCCGGACCATAGTGGCCAGAATTGAAGACCCCTTTGTCCGCCTGGCCTTGGACGCCCTGGGCCTGGTGATCTATCAGGCTTCGGACACCAGGGACCTTACGGCCCCGGACGAAGGCAACCCCCTGGGACGGTCCCAGATTGACTTCAATTTCCGATACCTCGAAAAGATGACCGTCCACGCGGGGGCGATCAAGGAGGTGGCCGCCACCGGGATGCTTGTGGCTGGCGCTCATATCATATCGTGGGAAGATACGATTGACGCGGACGACCCCACGGGGCTTGGAGACGACTAGACAGATCCAGAAGCCGGGGCCGTCGGCCCCTAAATTGACGCCCCCCCACGGCGGGGCCTACAATCACAGTAGGAGGAAAAGAACATGGCTATTGACAATGATGTCATTGACATCCAAATAGTGTTGGACGGGGCCAGCGTAGGGAAACAGTCTTTCGGGAAGCCCTTGTGCCTGGTGGCGCTGGCCAGCGGGGACTGGGCGGTGACAGACATAGACGCCCCCGGTAAAAAAATCACCGTCAGCGGCAACCATGAATCGGAACTGACCGTGGGCCAGAAGATCCGATTTTATGGGTCCGCTGTCAGTGGACGGAATGGTCAGTACACGGTGACCGTCAAGGCCGATGTCCTGGCCACCACGGAAATCACGGTCAGTGAAACCCTTCTGGCTGGGGCGGCTGACGGTGGAATTACCACCTTTGGCGGTGGCAACCTTTACAAGGCATATACGACCCCTGGGGCCGTGTCCTTGGACGTGGCATATTTCGGGGCGGGACCCCCGGACGAAGCTGTCAAGATTGCCAAAGCGTTCAGCCAGCGCCCACGTCCCAAGACCATAGTGGTGGGCGTGATCGGGTCCGAACATGCCAGCCCTTATGCGGCGCTGGCCGAACTGTTCGTGGATTACAAGGACTTCTGGGGATTTGTCATCAAGGACTGGTCCGCCGAAACGGATTTGGTATCGGCGGCCCCCGACACGTCTTCTTGCGCGGCTTGGGCAGAAGCCAACGGGCGGGTCTTTTTCGGTCAGTCTTCGGACGCCACTATCTTGGCGGCGGCTTACAACGCTGGCGCACCAGCCGACGTCCCCAGCCTGGCCCGCGTCCAGTCCCTTGAACGGTCCTTGCTGTTTTACCACCCGGATGACGATGACCTGGTGGCCTGGGGCTTGCTTTGCAATCGGGCCGGTTTCAGCCCTGACCAGTACGCCACGATTTTCAAATTCGTGACGGTGTCCGGGGCCAGCGCCCAGCAATACAGCGACACCCACAAGACCTTCATGGGTGGCAAGTATTGCAATTTCTATGACACCTTCGGAGGCGTTGGAGCCACCACCCCAGGCTGGAATGGCAAGGGACAATTCTTTGATCTGGTCCTGACCGCAGACTGGTTGCGGGCCAGGGTGAAGGAAACCCTTATCCAGGTCTTCCTGAACATGACCGCCGTCGGGGAAAAGATCCCATATGATGACGGCGGTTTCGCCCAGCTTGGCAACGAAGTTGAGAACGTCCTTGAACGCGGCGAAAACATTGGCCACCTGGCCGCTGGGACCAGTGCCGTGGATATGCCCCTTCTGGCGGACATCGATAGCAACACACGGCTGACCAGGGTCCTTTCCTTTAGCTTCGGGTCCCAGCCGTCCGGGGGCGTTCAGGGACTGGTGATTCGCGGGGCCGTGTCCGTCGACTTCGAGGGGAACCCCGACGCCACCAGCTAGGCGCTGACATAGCCAACAACTGACCGGCCACTGACGTGGCCATATGAAAGGAGCCAGAGATGGCTGAAACCGAAGTACGGACGCCCGAAATCTTGGCGGGTAGTTACGACATGAAGAAAGTGATCCTGACCATAGACGGTGTCCCCGCCCG